CAGCCTTTACCATGGTAGTGAGAACTAACCTTAACCTTCATTCTTAGCACCTCCTATACTGTTTCTACAACAAATCCTATGCTGTAAGTTTTAGTTACTTCGCCATTTGCCGAAACCACTACTACCGTAGCATCTTCCTCTAGGGTAGCCGCATCATTTATAGTTACGGTCTGTCCAACTACATTATTCGTAGCGTTGGTAATCGTAGGTGGTTCTGTAGTTCCGTTAGGTAAAGTAAGTGTGTATTCATATACGTCGGAGTTAAAAGCAGGGTCTAAGGTCCCTGCTGAAAAAGTTAGAGGCGCTACATCATCTAACCTTGCATCAAACAGTTCGTCTATAACACCTTCTGCTACATCAAAGAAACCTTGGCCTTGCATCCTAGCCAAATTTACCAGGTTTGCCCTGTCAGGTACTTCTATAAATTCTCCATCACCGGTCTCTTGTAAATTTACTCCAGACTTTGGATCGTATATTATTGGGTATTTACTATCTGTATGGATAGTAAGAAGGCCAATCTTCTTGGCCTGCTCCTTACTAACCGTTAACTTAGCTTGAGCCATATGCTCTCACCTCTCTTAAACTTCGTCCATGTTGGCGTTAGTCATATCTCCAGGTTGTGGCATCGCAGCAAACTGTCTTTCAGGTACTGGCCAAGTCTTAGCGAATCTGATGTTCTTAGCAACAGCGATTCCTGTTCCGCCGTTAAGAATACCAATTCCGTATCTTTCCTTAACCTTAAGAGCCTGAATGTCTCTTGCTGGATCGTCAAACTGTTCTGTACTCATAGTGTCTTTAGTTAATAGAACTCCAACGTTGTTTCTATCTATAACGTAGAAGTCAAACTTCTTATTAACTTCGTCGAACGGCACGTATGGTGAGAAGCTTAACTGTAATCCCTTAACAGGTAATCTGTAGCTTCCGCTTTCTGGTGTATTAAGGTCGATTTGCTTGTTAACGTCGTTTCCACCGAAAGCTCCAACGCCCATAAGACCCATTAATGCATCGTTTGCTGCAAATAAGCTGTAGCAAAGTGGGTGCATAATAACGTCTGTAGGAGTAAATCCTGAAGCCATTATAGATGTACACATATCGATAAAGTCCTGGGCAGATAATGTTCCGTTATAAGTTCCGTCGAAACCCCTACCTGTAGGAGCTAAACCTGTTGCGTTAGGAGTATAAGTATCGTCAGTTCCATCAGCATCTTCGTCTGTCCAAGTTCCACCGTTGTCAGCATCAAACACTACGTGTCCGTGCTTGGAGAATTCATTGAATATATTCTCTTCTTTCTTTCTAGCCATCGCTCTACCGGCAGCTTCTAGGTGCATTCCTATAACGTCCCACTGAGAATCTTCGATCATTTCGTCTGTGATCTTAACCTTAAGACCATACTTTTTAACCTTAACCTCAGTGCTAGCTCCACCGAATCTAGCCATGTCTAATGTCTGCTCTGGATATTCCTGACCTTCCCCAACCTCGAATGCTCTAATAGCACCAAAGTTGATAAATTCCATAGATCTACCCTCATTTAGGTTTACATTTCTTAAGAATTGTGATGCCAAATACTCAGGCTCTGCAGCGTCAAGCATAACTAATTCTATAGTTTTTGGTATCATGATATTAGCATCGGCAGTAGTAAGGGCTTCTTTTACCGTAATCCTGTCTTCCTTAGCTACTTTTTCGTTGTTATTTAACGCCTTAGCCATATTTTGATATCTTTCTATAAGTTCTTGTTCTTTTGTTTTGTTAGGCATTTCCTATTTCCTCCTTATTATTTAGAGATCTTAGAAGGGCATATAGCCCCTCTTGTCTATTTATTTTTGTAATAATATTCTTACTCCGCCAAGTGAGTTAGCGAAATCCCAACCTGTAGGGATACCAGGTATCTGGTTAGCAACAACCTGAAGTGAAGTTATGTCTAATGTATCTGCTCCAGTAGATTGTGGGTATAGAACTATCTGGTTGTTAGTGTAGTCGATATGAACATCTTCAGCGGCAAATCCTGCAACGCTAGCTACATCTTCCTTAGCTATATCAGTTGCAAACTTAGCTGTCTTAGTGTCGAATCTTACGTAGATAGCTGCTCCCTCAACTGCATTAACAGTAAAGTTACTAGTACTAGTGTCAGGATCGTAAGTAATATCTCCCTGCATAGTGATGTCTACTACCTCTGCTGAGTCTCCGTTAAGACTAGTTAATTCTGTTCTAGCTTTGAAGTATCCGTCAGTTAAGAAAGGAATACCAGATCTAAAGTTCTTGATTAGGTCTTCTCTTGAAGTAAGGTATGTAGAACCTTCTGGATAAGTTCCTATGTCATTCCATTCTGCGTCTGTTGTTCTTCCTGCTGATGGAGCGTAGCTCATCTGTCTTAGGAAGTCAAGGTATGCATTGTCGTCCATTTCCATGAAGTATTGAAGGTATCCTGCTGGCGGTATGTCAGTTTCTACACCTAGGCAAGTTCCGATAACAGCATAGTTAGCGTATTCTTCTGTAGCGTCCCCGTTAGCGTCCTTGATAGTGTAGTTACCGTTTTCGTCAACTACGATTTCCTGGCCTAAGATAGCATTTGCCTGGGCAACCTTGTCAGTAAATACTGTTCCATCTACCCATGCTGCTCCAAAGTTAATTGCTGCAGCTGCTGCCTTAGAGCTAAAGAAAGGAACCTCGATGTATTCTCTGGTAATAACCGTTGGTTGGTTACCTGAAAATCTATCTCTAATTCTTCTGTATACGTTGTGGTGGTTAACACCTATAACTGAATCGGTTGAACCATCAGCCACCTTAAGGGCTGGAACGTATTTTTCTGTTTCATAATCCCACTCAACTCCGGCTAAGGCTACTGCCTTACCCTTAGGAATTACTACCTCTTGGTTTCCTTCTGGGCCAAATTCATAAGAGAATTTAACGTTTGCGTTTTCTGTTCTTGAAGGTATATATCTCTCCGCTGGTGCGTTACCTTCGGATATTACTAGTTGTGTATGTGACTTACCTTTAAAATAAGTACTTGCGTTTGGGAATAAAGGCATTATTTTTTCCTCCTTTTAATTAATTTATTTTATATGTCCAGAGAAAAGATTCTTATAGACTTCTTCTCCTGTCATTTTCTTCATTTTTTCCTTAGTTTCTTCTGAAAATCCGTCTACTATTAATTGGTTACTTTCTCCAACCTTAGCTCCAATACCTGGATTTTCTATTGTCTGAGTATATGGCTGCTTAATCAAATATTCCTTTTTTAGGTCGCTTAAGCTATCCTTAAGGGATTCTTCACTTCTCTTCATGTGGTCCTGAAGTGCTTCTTCCTTATCTTCAGCTAAAGGCTTACCTAGGGCTTCTTTGAATGTTACAACCGTATTAGCCAGTAACTCAAGGAATTCGGCTTTTGCCTCAGAAGCTTTTTCAATATTAGCCTCTGATTCTTCTTCAAGTTCCTGTATCTTACCCTGAAGCTTTTCTATTTCGGAATTCTTTTCTTCTATAGTAGCTTCCTTTTCCTGAATAGCTTCTTCTTTTTCTTGAACCAAAGATTCGGCTTCTTCTAACTTTTGTTGCTTTTCCTCTAAAGATTCCTTAGTAGTAGCAAGCTCTTCGTTTGTTGTTGTTAATTCTTCTTCCTTCGCTGTCAATTCTTCCTGTAGAGCTTCTTGCTTAGCCTTGGATTCTTCAAGTGCTTCGGCAACTTTTGTTTCATCTTTTTTGCTCATGTGCTTTTTACCTCCTTCTTCCTTTTTAGTTTTCTGGCCTTCAACGAGACCAAGTACTTGAGCTTCTTTCTTGTTGATTTCTTTCTTTCCATCTTCACCTAATTCATAGTACTTGTCGTCGACTTCTGCATAAGCTTCCATCACGGTAGGTTCCCCTGTACTAAGTACCTTAGCATCTGAGTCAGCTGGCACATTGACCCAACTACATTCATCAAAGTAAAGATTCCCTACTATCCATCCACATACAACGTCGTCGTATGTTTCGCCTCTCCAATGTCCGCAATGTCCTTCTGCTATGATGTCCTGGCCACATATGTTACATATAGCGGCATCAGTTGATGCACCTATACTAACTGTCATGTACCTTCCATCTAGCACCTTTTCTATTGCTTCTGGGTCGGTTATTTCTGGGATTATTATAACGGCTTCCTTACCTGATGCTGTATCCGTAACGAATTGTGCATTGGTAATTCTACCAGTAGGTTCTGAACTGTGGTCGTGGTTCTTAATCATCGGTTTTGGATAAGGGTATATAAAACTGTATACACCGCTCTTAAGTTGATAGTCCCCCTTTAACCTTTCTGCTGGGTAGATGTTGTCGTTTCTTGTCCTACCTGCATGGATAGCTTCTATCCTAGGCTTGAGAACCATCTTCTTCTTGTCATTCTTAGCTTCTGTAAGAACTTCCTTAGAAATGATGTTTGAGTTTAACTTTGGCTTTACCTTAAAGCTCTCTGTAAAGTGTAGTTTTCCATCTACAATCTTCTCATTTTCATTTAGTTTAATTTCATTAGGCACTAACTTTCCTCCTTTTTAGGCAGTGTTAATCTGCAGTTACAATTCGGATGTAATGGTGGTAGCTTATCCGCATACAGATTCATTGCTTTGTCTTGTAGTGATTTACATAGTTCGCAGCCTTCTGAAGGAGAGATGTAAACTTCCTTATAGCCAGCCTCCCTCGCTGCTCTTGTGAAGCCTAGGGTATGTGCCCTGGTGGCTTCGGTAGTTACTATAAACTTCAATCTATACTTCAGGGCATTAAATGCTCCTGCTACATTAGCGACCTTGCCGCTAACAGTATCACCTTTAGTCTGAGCCTTTATAAGAGACTTACTTAGGTCTCTCTTAAGCTTACTCAGAGTGTCTCCTATGTTCTTTTCCAATGTTTGGGTATTAAATCCAAAGTTTATTTCGACCTTGTGGTCGCTTTCCTTGTTGAACTTATTAATTCCCTCGTTAAACATGGTTTGAGCATTAAGGAGAATCATCTTTTCTACCCTGTTTAAGGATAGGTTTACTGCCATCTCTATCTGCTTTTCCTCTATTTCTTCATTCTTCTTTAAGGACTCCATAGTTTCTGCCTTAAGAAGTTCCCACCTATTTTCTATGTCCTTTACTAGTTTGACGCTTTCGTCTAGACCTTCTTCTATAGATTCTGACTTGCTCGGTGAATCATTCTTACCGTGCTGGTTTTCAGGTTGGTCCTTATTGTCTCCCTGGGCATTCGCAGCCTCTCCAGCTTCTTGAGCCGCCTGGGCATCAAGGTAAGCTGTAACCATATTGAAGTACAACCTATCTTCCTGGTCAACAGGGTCTAGTCCTAGTTCGTTTCTTAACTCTTCGTGGGTTATAGCGTTTTGGGTAAATTTCTGTATAGCATGGTTTTCTTGCTTTATCTTGGAGTCGAAGTCTATTTCCTTAAACCTAAATTCGACTACGTCTTCTGGATTCATTAGGGGGTCAAACCCGCCCTCTACCAGTAGCTCGTTTACGATAAAGTTGCTAAAGAATATGGATAAGACTCTTTGGTAGGCCTTTATCCTATCCTTAAAGGCTGCGTCCATGTTGTCTGAAGTGCTCCTATTGGCTGTATCTCCCCTGCCCATAAGCATTTCTGAAACACCTAGGCCGGTAAAGACTCTCTTTTCAAAATACCTTAGGTAGTCTTCAACCTGGAGTGCCTTGCCTTCATTTCCTACGGACTTTATATTATGCCTTTCTGGAAGGACAATACCTCCGTCCATGGTTAGGTCTCCTAGAAGTTCTCTAACTTCTTCGATTTCCTCATCGGTAGCCTGGAAGCCTTCTTTCTCCAGTCCTACTTGGTACACAAGTAGGGGGAATATATTCTTATATATCATCCTATCTACTAGTTCTTCCATCTGTCTTAAGAGCTTTATATCGTCTAAGGCTTCCCATATGAAGGGAAAACCGAAGGCTCTTCCTGGTTGCTTGTCTATGTGTATATGGACTATATCCTCGGGCTTTATTTCTATCGGTTCATCCCCACCGGGTATTTCCTGCTGGTACTTTTGGACAGTACCATTGGTCTTTCTCGCTATAGTTATGGTAGAAGTAGGAAGGATGTAGTACCCTGCTACTGGCTTCTTTCCGTCTATAGGGGAAACCTTAACCCCTGGCGGGAAGGAATAGGAATTTCCAGCCCTTGCCTTTATCAAGAACACATTGTGGTACTTTACTAGTTCTTCAGCTATCTCTATTAGTAGCTGGTCTATAGGATTTTGAGTAGCATAAGACATTATATTCAACCTAGTCTTTACATACTCTACTGCATTCGGATTCTTGCCGACTATATCCCAACCTGCCTTAAACATAAAGTCCACATATTTGTCGAGTGCGGTTCTAATGTAAGAATCTGTCAGGTAGGCGTTCTCTATTTCGTTAAAGTCGAATCCCTCTGGACCTTCGAAGTTAGCCCTGCTACTACTTGAGCTACCTGTTACGAACGCAAGACCTACCTTCTTCAATATATTAGCTACCGAGTTAGAAGAACTTGCTTCTTTAGTTTTTTTAGGGTTTATTACTTCTCTAACCCAATCAGTAAATCTATTTGCCAAGCCCTTTCACCTCGCTTATATTAGTATTTCTATATTTTTTCCCTTTGAACTTAAGTTTATTGCTACTACTCCAGTAGAAGAAGGAGATAAGAGCTTCATCTCTGCGTATCCGTCCCAGTATTCCATAAAAGACCCACATACTACGTAGAATATCTTTTCTGGCACTACCCGGCCTGCCTCTTCGTCTATCTTCATATTTATATCATAATCATACATCCTTGCATGGGTATGACCGCTAAGGTAAAGGTCCATTCTCGAAACCTTGTTTAGCTTTCTCATAGCCCTAAGCTTTCCTGCCGGAGTTGATGCACTACCTGTCCCGTGGTGGGCCATTATCTGGTAGTTATTGTCTCCCACGTGGATTGAAAAGAATCCCTGGAAGCCGAAGTAGTTAACACCCAGCTCTTTAGCTATCATCTTGACTATATTTATACTGTTGTGGTAGGCCACCCTCATTTCGTGGTTACCCATCAGACACCCCAGTATCTTTCCTTCTTCAGCAAGGGGTTTAAGCATCTTAGTTACTACCCTTATCTGCTCATCTAGGGGGTAGTCTTCGTCGTAAGTCCCCATACCTACGCTTGTCTTTGTTGCTGTTTCTGTTTGGTCTCCCATAAGGATTGTGTAGCAGTTTGGAGTTTCCATAATAAGGTCTATAGCCATCTGTAACTTACCAAGGTTGCACTGCTTACTTCCCAAGTGGATATCACTTAGGGGAATGATAGTGATGTCTTCATCAAAGCTTCCCTTGTCAGGAAACCTGTAAGCCTTCTTATCCAGGTGGCTATTGTCTACCTTGTTTATTTCCTTGAATTTTTCTTCGTTGAATTTTAAGTTTTCTTTCGATATCTTACCGAGAGCCCCTTTTAGTTTACTTTCT